CGCCTTTTTGGATTCCAGAAGCAATTTTGTGATAAACATCCCAGAATCTATCTTCGTCTATTCTGATTTTGACTCCACTAGGGCCAGGTATATCCACACCTTTTTCAGTTGGAGCCACTCTATATCTACTCAATGATGATTGGCCTGGGATGATGTTGTCTTTTATTTCGATAGAAATGCCGAGACGTTTTCCAAGTGTGTTTTTAAGCTTTGGAAGAGCCTTGGTTGCTTCTGGCTGAACTGCTCTACGTGGTGGTGCAGATGGCCCAGATGCTGGTGAACTGCTCAATTTTTTAGCATCTTTTTGAATATTTGGAAAGATTGTTGAATCGTAGTAATCGCGTTCTTTTGCGTCAGATAGTACGTCAAATGCTTCCGTTGCTGCGCGAAGTTTTTCTGCAGCTATTTTACTTCCCAGATTTCTATCTGTGCCAAATTGCTTTGAAATCTCTCTATAAGAATCTTTGATTTCTTTCAATGTAGCCGTAGGTGCCAAGTCAAGGTCTGCGTAAAAATCTCTTCCCACAAACAGCGTGCGTGGTATGGCCATTTTCCCTGATACAGAGCGCTTTATTGCCACATTCAACGAATCATCTGAATTAGATGACTTTATTCTTGCCCTAATGTCGCCGCTGTCCACATTCCACGGAAATGCAGGAGTACCACGCATTGCTCCAGAAACACCTTGGCTCACTATTTCAACATCCCAGAATCGTTCAGCACTATTTTTTCTTGTACTTGATGAGTTGTCTGGTTTTCTTAGAATTTTGTATCTAGCTCCAGCTGGCAAAATAAATTCGTCTTCCGCAAATCGGCTAGATTCAATTCCTTCTGATAGTGAACGCCCAGATACCCCGCTTCCAACAAATATACGAAGATTTCTTGGACCCCATAAAAATTCTTGGTTAATATTTGATGTTGTGCTTTGGAACGCGCCGTCATAGAACTCATCACCTACGTTGAGGTCTTCAATCCCTTTCCAGAGTCCAAGTGTTCTATACAAAACTGTATTTTCTGGAACAGTTCCTGCATTTAGCCAGTCGTTCATATCTCTGTATATTTCAAGCTCATTCATTAAACGCTTGTACGAGCTTTCTGTACCCATCCCAATTCTTGTTGCAAGACTTGCTGGGTCATTGTTGTTGATGGCGTTTAATAATGCTTCGCGATTATTTATCATATTCCTATCAAGAACCAATCCATTTGTTTCTCGTAGAATTTGATTTAGCAAGCCAAAACCATCGCCAGAGTAATTAACAAGCGCATATCGAACTCTGTCATTTAATTCAGTATTATCTACTGGTGTTCCCGACATTCTTCCAGTTAGCCGTCTATATGTTGCACGTGCTCTTTCTTCGGCGGCTTTTCCACCAGGAATATAACCAGCATCTGGATTTGGCAAATCTTTAGGGAATAGTGGAACTTGTTCGCTCTTAGGTTTATTTGCATTTCGCAAAGCTCTTTGACGGTTAACTTCACGAATGATTCTTTGATTTCTTCTTCTTGCCAATTGTGAAACAATTGCCATTTTGTCTGCTAAATCAGAATCGTCATCGTTCCAAAGCATTGCCGAGATAAAGCCAGCGTGACCGAATCCAACTGCCTGTTCGCCTCTTGCAAGTTTTTCAATCGGTACCCAGAATGCTGCTTTTGCGTCATCGGCAGCTACTAGCTGTGTGTCTGGTTTTACTTCAAAATAAACACCACCAACACGCATTCCATTTGGGAATCGTGGGTCCCAATCTGGTTCGTCAAGCTCACCAATAAATTCTTGTTTTAGGATATCGCTTTCTTTAATACCAACTTCTTCAAGTTGTTCTCGAAGTGCTGTAGTCACAAACACATCATCATCAATTTGCGTCTTTCCATCAGGGAGGTCTGTTGGGTCAACGAATCCGCCTGGGAGAGTTACATCCCTATCTCCAGAGAATGGTGGGAATGCTCGGCGAATCATTGCTACTTCTTTTTCACCGGTTTCTGGATTCATGCGCATGATTATTGAGTCAGCTGCTGTTTTCTTTGGTCCACGAGCTTGATTTTCAACCCATTCCGTATTCATCTGACTAGCTATTTCGCGAATTCTGCCTTCGCCGTGATATGGGTATGTGTCAATTCGTTTTTTGTAGGCAGCAAAACGGACAGTGTCATTAAATTGAAATTCTGGCTTATCTTCAAATCCCTGTTGTACTTGACGAACATAGAACAATGCGTCATCGTGAGAATTAAATGGGGTATTAACTACGATGTCGCCATTTCTGTCTGTTACATACCACTCGTTACCAATTTGGTCAGTGTATAAACGCATTGCGCCAGATATTGTTCTGCGTTTTGGTTGTGTTTTCTTACCGACAAAAATTGGATTTGCTGGGAGTAATTCAAATGCTTCATAGTCTTCAGGTCTCGCCATACCAGCACCGACAGACTGTCCTCTTCTTGCTGTTCTTGCTGGGAACATTGTCTTAAATCCACGACTCGAGAATGTATACGGAGTTTCATCAAGCCCACGTACAATGTCTTTAAGTCTGTCTGGAAGACGATTGAAGAATCTGTTTTCAGACCATTTAAAGTTTTTGCTTCTGGTCGCTTCTTCGGTCAATGTGGATAGTCGCTTATTGAAGCCAGATGCGGATATTCGTGTTTGACGTGAAATTGGCAAACCAAAATCGTCGTATCTCTTGAGATTTCTTGGAGATGCAAATATGAAGTGTCCACTTGCTGCTCTACGAGCCGACATGCGCGCACGCTCTTCTGCTCTTCCAAGAAGACGGGCGTCAGCTCCACCGGATTTCATAAAACCGCTAATACCGAAGCGTCTCGCTTCTCCTCTAGCATCTTCAATTAGTTCGCGCATCTCTCTCAAGCGCTCAATATTTTGGTCTGCTGTCTGAAATATGTCCGATGTTGCACCACCACCAGCTACAGCGCCAGTGGTTATTTCGAGTTGGCGCAAACGACTAACAAGCTGTGATACAACACCTGGTCTCCAGTTGCCATTTCTGTCAATATGACCAATGAATTCTCTATCCCATCTGGCCATGCGATTTAGATAGCGCGATGCAGATTCTTTCTTAGGGTCCCACCCACGACGACGCACGCTTCCATCTCTGTTATATGTTTGCTTGCGATTCTTTGGACGCATCATCAATAGCGATGTAACCATATTGCGAAGAGCCATATGTTCGCGGCGCATATTGTCGTATTCAATTCCTACTTTTGTACGCAGTTCAATCTGGTGCTCAATCGCTCTATCAATTTCAGCAAGAGCCTGTCTAGAAGACTTGCCTTGGTCGATGAATTGTTGAGCAATTCTTTCCACTCGGCGTTTTGCATAGTCATCCGCTCTTGATGGAGCTGCCTGTTTGGCTACCTTAAGAAGACTACTGAGCTTATTGTTTGATATGTTGTTCTCTAGTGCATAGAGTGAAAGCGCTGCGTTAACATTTGCGACATCAAACATTTGCTCATCAAAAGCAATTTCATCAGGTGTCAATGTATCTGTTTCAAGCAACTTCCATAAGGCTGCGCGACGAGCTTTTCCAGTTTGGTCACTAGAGGCAACAAGTTGCGCCTCTTCTTGTCGCTTTGCATCTACGAATTCTCTTAATTGCTGTCTGAATTGATATCCAGATGGGTCTGCGTCAGGGTCTGGAGTTGGGTTGAAACTTGCTCCATCATAATTTCCACTACGAGTAATTTCAGCGAGGTCAGCTACAAGTTCACCTTGTTTGTCTCTTGTGAAAAAGTGCGGAGATACTTTCTGTATATAGTTAACAAGTCTGTTCCAGTCAATTCTCTTGTCAATCTTTTCTGGATTTGGGTCGTCTATGTCGCCCTGATAAAAACGCCTTGCTAGTTCTGCTGGTGGCTTTGCATAACGCGCAATGGTATGGGTGTTGTCAAGGTCCATCCATTCTCGTACATGCATATTGTTTGGGTCAAGAAAGAAGCGATACAGGTCTTCATCCATTTGATTGTCTTCTTCAACGTTGTATGGTTGATTTGTCTCAGGATTGACATTCAATGGGTGTGTATCTGAACCATCATATGGAATTTCATTTCCATTTTCATCTATGTACGGTGTTTCCCAAGCTTCGTCTGTGTCTGGATAACCAAACTCGTCCTCAATTGATGGTGTTGGCATTCCGTCGCCAATTTCTTCTGGCATATAGCTTTCATCATCGTCGCCATCTCCACCCGGCTCATTTGAATCATCTATCCAACCCTGTGCCCGACCAATGTCATATAGTTGGCCAAGTATTTCTTCAAGTTCTTGCCGTGCTTTGTCTGATTCGGTTTCATACTTGCTGACCAGGTTGTTTATTTGTTCGCGCCAAGAATCTTCATCAAATGGTTCTCCGGTTGATGGATTAATTGGCGGTGGTGTTTTCCCTCCGCCACCACCACGAGCAACTGGTGGTGCTCCAGCTTGCAGCCAGCTCTCAATATCATTGATTCCAGATGTAGCTTCGTTATCGTACTCTTCATTAATCAATCTTTGAAGAGCCTCGTCAAATGCGGGGTCATCTTCGCTCATCCCAACATCTTTGAGCTGCTGTTTTGCTATTAGTGTCCGTATTTCAAGGTCTTTGAATTTATCTGGAACAAGCCATGCAACAGAATCAGCTAGTGAAACCATTTCTCTAGACTGTGGAAGACCAGCAGCGATTTGTACATCCTGAATTGAAGGTGTATCAGGGTTTGTGAGTTCAGGAAGTATAAATGTGTTAAATAGGTCTTCAACATCTTTATCACCTAGTGAATCGATGTCAATACGTGCAAAGTTTCCATTTGGGTTTAGTTTCTTTACTTCATCCAAGAATGCTGAAACTAGTGGCCTTTTTGCGTTAGCTGCTATTGCAAGCTCTTTTGGTGTTAATGGCGCATTTTTTGCACGATAGCTAGGAATTCTCATTCCATTTTTCATCAAATCTTGGAGTGTTTCATCCCACACGCTATTGACTACATCTTCCGAAAGCTCATCAATTGAGTTGATGCCTTGAGCCAAGTCGCCTTCTCCAAGTAGACCAGCTAGAGCCGGCAACTTTCCATTTCCGACTTCTGGATTAAGAGAAAGCTTCTTTAGTTGCTGACGCTTCCACTCCTGCATGCGCCATTTGTTTTCGTCTTCTGGAGTCATCGATGGACCAGCAGCCATGCGACCGCTAATGCTCGTATCCCACATGTTCGAAGCATCAATTGTTCTTTGATACTTTCTGAATTCGCGAGCTCGTGTTGCTCGTTCGTTCATATCTCGAGCAGATATCGCTCTTGAATCAATAGTTGGAGCGACTTGTCTGTACTGGTATAAAGTACTGAAATCTGAAGGCATTGCATTTCTGTCGGCAATGTCTCTTACTACAGTATCAACACCATTTCTTCGTGAACGCCTATACCCAAGTACAAGTTTTCCTTTACCGTCTGGGTCAGCGCCATTACTGAATGCACCAAAAAGTTCTTTCGTAATTTTGTCCTTCATTGACCTCTCGCCCGGTGAGCGCAGTGCGTAATTCAGCAAGCTGTCCCAGTTGCGAATGATTCCATCACGAATTGCATTCTCAATATTGGTTTTTGTTTTATCAAATTTCTTATCAATTGCTAGCGCAAGTTTTGGATTTGCTTTACGGAAAGACCTGTATGAAGATTCTCTATATTTGCTGTGGTCCTTAATCACCGAATTGATTTCATCTTGAACGACATCAAACTGGTCAGCAAGTTCGGATACCGTGTATCTTCCCTCGTCCCAAGATTTATAAATTTGAGCTTTTTCAGCACGGTCAAGTACTGAACTTAAGTCTTCAAACGACCTACGTACTTCTTCTTGTCTTTCATCCGACCGAAGGATAGATGGTTTGGCTACAGCTTCAGTTGGTTTCTTTGTTCGTTTTCCAGGAGTACGTGTTGTTGTTATTGGCTTACGTACTTCTGGGATTGCGGTTACTTCTCTGCCAACTGTTTCACGTGGTTTCTGGACGCGACGGATGGGGGCTTCTGGCTTGCTTCTTCCACGAACGATTTCTCGTTCTACACGCGTTTCTTTCGGTTGTCTTCTAGGCATCTGAACGGCACCACGGCCAAGTCTTGAAGCAAGACTTGCTTGTGGAGTTATTGTTCTTTCCCAGCGAGTTCCTTCTTGTACCTGCAAGTCGGCGTCAGCGTCAATTGGATTTGGGTCAAATGCAACGTTGTCTAGTCGACCAGCAATTCTTGCACGGCGTGCAGTTCTACCAACTCGAGGTCCACTATCTCCGCCTGGAGCAATTGCCCGACCAATTCTTCCACCGACTCTTGAGCCAATTGCTTTTATTTCAAGTTCTTCATAGAACTCAATGTGTTTCATTCCGCGGGATACGCGTTTTCTAGCAGAAGCAGCTGCCTCGGTATTTGGAACAAACTGACTTCCGCGCTTACTACCAGTTATCTTTTTGCGATTTGTTGCCGCTCTTTGAGCTGGAGATAACTTTGACCAAGCTTTAGCAGGAAGGTATCTTCTGGTTACCGCTCCACGTATTGCTGGCTTCCCGTCAGATGTTCTCCATTTTTCTTTACCCCAACGAACCAAAGAGCGTTGCTTCTTTGATTTGCCTCCCTTGTATCCACCACCAGCTTTTCTGTATGCAATAGCTAGTAATTGAGCTTTGCGTGCTGACCATTGACCGGGGCGACCACCTTTTGAACCAGACATAATGCGCTGTTTGAGCCGTTCACGCAATTCTGGTTTTGTGTAGTTTGCGCTCTTTTCACGGAAAGTACGACCGTGGTTTCTTCCTATTGAATCTCTTACTGCTCTATCAATTTCTTGGCGTCTAAATTTACGACCAGAGTATCCTTGACCAGAGTATTTTCTATAGTCTGATTCATTTGTGCAAGGCATCCACGACTGTCCACCATTACGGTTCATGTAACGACGAATACCTATGCACCCTAATTGTCGCGCACGAACTCGTGCTGATTCTGGGTCCGAATATGTATCAGGGTCAGTCGCGCGAATAACGCGCTGCGAGAGCATGGCTTTTTCGCCAAATTCTGTTACATTTTCGTTTTGGTCAGTTGGTTCCATCAGGTAAATCCCTTATTGGCTCAAACCACATCATCAGGAGCCTTGATAAATAGTACTCCATTGTATTGTTATATGAGCTAAAGCTTGTCAATATTTAAAACAAATCCTAGTTATTTGGTGCTGTTTGTCTTTCTGCGATTAATGCTGAAAGCAACTCATCAGTAAAGTATTCATCACCTATAAGCTGCCTTGCTGATTCGACAGTTACTGGCTTGTCCTCAAGCAATTGCTCAATGACGTGAAGGTCAATCAGCTGTCTCGCCATAGCTAGTTCGTCTGCTGGTATTTCGTCAAAAACAGATGAATCAAAAAGACGTGGTTTTAGTCTCTTTATGTTGGCCATCAGGGCTAGATTTTCGCTTCGCTCTAGGAGTTGCTTCAATGCCTCTGCGTTAAAACCGCGTTCTTTTTCATTGAGGCCAAGGCTGTCAAGTCTATCCGAAACTATATCTGCTATTTGCTTCAGATTTGTAGCAAGCTTAAAATTATCTCCGCTCATAGCATTATTGAGTTGCTGGATTATCTGTTCTCTAATACGTTGCGGAGTGTCATCTATGTACTTCCTAGCAGATAGGTCTGGTGGTAGCTCTCTGTCAAATTGAGACCTATCTACAGAAAATATTTCAGCAAGATTATCTTTAATTAAAGATATTCTTCTATCAAACTCTTTTACAAGCTCTTCTCTGTCATTGTTAAATGCTAGTCGAACTCCAACAATTTTTCCATTTTTATCTTTTGCTACAATTCGGGGATTTCTAATCCACTCTTCAAAAGCTTTAGTGTAGTTTGTTGGATTTATATACTTATCAACCACCCCAAGCATTTGCTGAATTAAGTTAGCTGTTGTTACATCATCCCTTTTGCCAGTACTAGAACTCTGGGTTAGTGCTTGCGATAAGTCATATATTGCTGGATATCCAGATTTTGTTGCGCCAATCCACCCAAGGTATCTCTCAAAAAGTGGAGCAACCTTGTACCACTCTTTTGTTACTCCTGAGCGTTCTTTCTTTCTTTCACCAATTGAAGCAGGGTAAACGCGGAGCTTTTTCCCAGTACCGCTGTTCGTTTTCGGCATAAGCGTTCCGCTTTCAAGAAAGGCCGCATGTTCCTCTCTTGTTAAATCATCTTTCCAGAAAAAACTTTCAATTTCGGAATTAAGAATCATATAACGAATAGCGTCTTTTACATTCTTTACAGTTCCGCCACCTTCTGCCTTTTTTCTATCCATGTACTTGTTATAACCCGCCTCAACAGCAGCATCCATATCATCGTATTTTTTCCTAAATTCTGGTTCGTTTTCTAGACCAAATCTCTGAGGTCCACCATCAATACTGCTGAACACTTTTGGGTTAAAGCTCATCCCCATATATCCAGATATTGCGTTTCCAGACGTTGGTGATTCTGGATTAGGCAAAGCTTGTTGCATCACTGAATTGATTGGGTTTAGGGGGGCGTATTTGTAGGCATGTGGGTTATCCCAATACTCATCGTTTCCCACTTTTGCGCCAGCATCTCTAAGTGATTGCACCATTCTGCGTACAGAGATGAACTCGTTGCTTAGACCGTGAATCTGCATTGACCTGCCGATTTTAAATAGTCTTGCTTGGTTGATATTCACAAGTGGTTCTTGTCCTCTATCAAAATCTGGGTTATCAATCCAGTCTCCAGCACCCATATCCCAAGCCATTGAGCGGAGGTACAAAGAAGCAGCTCTTCTAAGTGAATCTAGATATGGAATATTGTTTTTGAGTTTTTCAAGTTCTTCTTGTGGGGGTGTGAATTCATACCCGTATGCAGCACTTCCTCTATCAATTGGGAATGTCCACCAGTCAAAGTGCTCTTTATGAAAGCGCTTCCAGTCTTTTGCCGTTGCCCAAGATTGAAATTTTTTTGTTTGCCTTCTTTGTTCTTTTATGAGATTTTTTGCCCCACCCCAAGGTGTCTTGTTTTCATAAACTTGGCGTTTTGGCTGTAATTGGCTTACAGGTGCTGGTCTCTCAAACTCAGTACCTTCTTGGACAACTTTGTCCTTATCAGCATCAACTGGATTTGGGTCAAAATTTGCAGCCCGTCTAAAAATCCTTCTTCCTATTCTCGGCAAAGCTTTTCCAGCTATTGGAGCAGAAACAAGACTTCCATCACCAAGAGTATCAATCCCCATTACGCCACGCTCGCGTAGTTTTTCCCAGGCGTCAGTATTCCTACCTTTTATTTTGCGCCTATTTTTTCTATTCTTGCGTTTTGATACAAGAAAGTCGTATTCTTTTCCAATGGAGTTCATCACAACTCCAAATGTCCACCGATAGCTTCATCCACAGAAAGTTGCTCGTCAGGGTTTTCGTTTTGATAAATTTTTGCCGCTGTATCAATTCGTCCATCAGAATCTTCACGATATTTTCTTGCCATTGCGAGCATGTCTGAGTACTGTTTTTCAATACTCTTGTATGGGCGAAAACTTTCTTCAAAAATTGGTTCTGCTGAATATTTGTAATGAACTTCTCTAACGTCTTTGATGAAAGCTTTAGCTTTATCAATGTTCTTTTCAAGAGAAAATGGCGGAAATTTTATTAATGCAGCGTAATCGTCAAATGCGTTAATGAGAATTCTTGAATTAGTGTCTTGTACCTCAAAAGAAACTGGGTCAAGCTCGTAGATGTCAACCATATTTTTTTTCATGTCACCAATTCATCCCTGGTCTTAGCGCTGTCGTCCCATCAGGATACGTGATGGAGCTTAGGATTGTCTTCCAGTCCCTATAGTGATTAACTGGGTCATTGAAGTAAATCATAGCCGAGCGATTTAGGACTAAAATTCTGCTTGCTGCTCCATTTGCAAGACCGTTTGTGTAATTACTTCCAGAGATATTATCGCCGTTCCATACTTGACTCGGCGTAAACAGGTATTCAGTCGTACCCGAGCGTTGTGAGTCAATGTACATCGCGTCGACGCCCATAAGCGAGGCGCGGTTCTCTGGGGTCATATGCGTCAGCATTCTCATTGCACGCTGTAGACCCTTATTATATTCTTTTGCAGATGCTGAATCCTGTCCAGATTCATCTCTATGCATTTGAGCTAATTGGAGCATCCATTGAAGATGCTGTCTGGTCCAGGCGTTATAGTAAGCGCGCTTTTCAACCGCTTCTTGGATTTGTTCAACCGTAGCTTGCGGGTCAAGTTCTGCGAACATTCCCTGTTTGTTTTTCAGGTCAGTCCTTGTGTCGGTTATTGCCAAAGTACTTTCAATTGTGCCCCTACCCCACGAGCCATCCGAGCCTGGCGTGTTCTTTGGAATTGGATTACCAACCTGCATGAGGGTATCAATTTCAGATTGAAGTTTTGCCAATTCATTTTGGTCATACATGCCAGTAGATGGGTCGCGTGTAATGCTTGACATTGAGAACAATTTGCTTGATGGGTCAATCGCTGCCGCTCTGTTGCTTCCATTTTGCGGATTGCCAAATATTGAAAAAAGTTCTTTAGTTCCGGGTGTTAATGCAATGTCTATTGAATTCTTGAATGAATCTTGGGACACAATATTTGAATCTTTTGGCACAACACCAATTATTGTTCCGCCGTTACCACCATGGTAATGGCTCCAAGAATTGGGTGAAGAAGTAAAATATTCACCTCTTCCCGCTGCGCTTCCGCCAGTGCCAGGTATAAACCTGTCTCCGCGCAACGCATCATTTACATACTGGATTTGTTCAGATGCAGTACCATTCACACCTCTTGTAACAGCAACAGCCATAGGTTTGCCGTTGGCATCAGTACTAGAAAGCATCTGTCTTGCTTCTTCTTCGTTGATGAGAACTGGAAGTGCATCCCATCCGTTGTAATACCAAATTGTTGCAAGATGAGCTTGGCCTGTATCAAGATACTCTTTCTCTTCGATATCGGTTCCAGCTGGTCCTTTCACTTTTCCTGTAACGACAGCATCGTCCATCTGCTCAACCATTTGAGAAAGCATCAAAATTTGCTCATCAGTGAATTGTGATACGCCTTGTGTGGCGTCATCAAATATTCCTTCTGACTTATGGGTCTTGCTTAGATTTTCAATTACATCCGATGTTCTAGGTGCAAGTGGTGGCGTTGCAGATTTCCATGGGTCAAGGACATCTGGGTCATTATCGTACAAGCCAGTATTGCGTCTTCCGCCAGAAGCTAGTCGTGCATTTACTGCTCTACGACGGCGATTGAAGTTACGTGCACGTTTTTGCATTTGTGCACGTTTTGTTTCACCAACGGCCGCCATAGCAAATGGGTTTGGCAATATTTCCCTATCAATTACAGCTTTAAGCAACTCGGCTTTATAGCCATTTATGATGAAGTCGTCTTTTGCAGTTTTTGATTTTTTAATTCTAAAAGAATTTAAAGCTTGGTCTCTTGCGTTTGCGAATGACTCATATTTTTGAATGATTTCATTCGCCGCTTTATCCCACGCTACCGCCGCGTCAGATTTGAGATTTTCAAGTTGCGCAGATACAACAGGGTCAAGCGTGACTCCATTATCTATATCATTTTTATGCTTTAGATATTCTCTTCTGTATTCTTCCTCTGCTGTTAGCGCTTCATTCAATGGGGAAAGGTCAATGACTCTTCCTCTGCCACGCCAGCCACCAGCATCAACATAGACAACACCTTTCCAGAAAAGTGGGTCCTCTCCTGAAAGTCCGTAATATGTGGGCGAAGAATAAGGGCTATCGTGAATAAATGCCACTGCTTCTGCTGGAGTCATGGTTAGAGTCCCAGACTGGATGTCTGCAAGCTTTTGCCTAATTGCATCAACATTGCTGATGCTTGGACCGAGTACTTCACCTGTACTTTCAATTTGATTTAGAGTTTGCTCGAGTATTGCTTCTGCATGCTGTGCTGGATTATCTGGCATCTCGCGCAGGTCAATTCTCACAATGTTTGGCATTGAGTGAGCTTCGTATCTTGGCATTTGAGGCCCGCTTGCAACCAGCTTGTATGCATTCGCCGCTTTTCTGAAGGTATCGAAAATTCCAGCGGTGTAAGCTCTGGTTGGATTTTGCTGTTTCTTGACTTGTTTTCTTAAAGGATTTGTATCAACGCCTGGAGCAACAATGAACTGTTCAAGAGTTCCAGCAAGTTTGACTTTTGGATAATCTGTCTTTGATTCGTCTATTGGTTTGTCAGGAACAACAACCGACTCATCAACTGGAAGTCCTGATAGGTCTTCCAAATATTCTCCAGTGTTGGAATCAAAATACATTCCAAGTTGAGGAACAAATGTTATTCCGGCAGAAGGATTGCCAACACCCGGTTCAATTATTGGACCACTTACTGGACCAACTTGTGTTGGCAGTGGACTAATTGCTGATGGTTGTGGAACAGCCGTTGGAGTTACTGCACTTGGCGCAGTCGGAACAGGCGAGACTGGTGCTGGTGATGGAGCACTCGGCGTTGGTGGAGCCGATGGAGTAACAGGGGCAACAGGAGAAACAGGAGCAACAGGTGTCGGTGGAGTTGAAGGAGTGCGTGGCCCGCGCGGAGCTCTTGGAACACTTGTTCCACCACCAGGGGTGCTCGGTGGAGTTGTTGGAGTAGATGGCGTAACAGTTCCAAAGCTAGGAGCACCGATAGGACGCGATTTATTTGGATTAACTGTTCCGTCAATCGGAACTCCAGCTCTAGTAACAACAGCTTGTCTAGCTTGTGGTTTGAGGTAATCAATTAATGTATGGTCGTTTCTAGATATAACCTCAGAGAGCATTAGTGTGTTGTGCCAGTCGTTTGCGTTCATTGCAGCACGCTTTGGGTCCGTGCTACGCAATGTGGTGAGATATTTCTGCACATCGCTTTCATCAATTGGCAATGACAAGTCTGTTATTCCGAGTCTTCTTCTCCATCTATCAAGATGGTCATCAAGCTCAATGGTTGAGGCATTTATCAATGCATCAATTTGTTGCTGTGTGTAGCTAGGGAGAAGTTTTATTCCAGTTGTATTCTTGCCAAATTGGAATCCAGGGTTTGTCTTATCTTGCAATACTGTTCTAGTTCTTGCTCGAAGCGACTGACCACCTAGAGGCGTCACAGGTGAGGCCGCTGGGGAACCAGGCGCAAATACTCGACGCCTTGATTGCAGACGTTGTCTTAGTGAGCCACGCTTTCCTCTACCGAGAATTTGGTCGCGCGTAAAGTCACTTGCTACGACAGTGTCGGTCACCATGTTGGTTGTCGGGTCGGTGTCTGTTCTTACTGTGAATAAGTGATTTTTCCCATCCATGCTGAACTGGTGATATATGCCATTGGCCTTATCCTCAATTGCTACAGGAATTCCATCAACAAAAGTCCATTCAACATTCGGCTTTAAAGTAACTTGCCTTAGTCTATTTGTTCCATTAAGTCTGTCGTCTTGCAGGACGTCTGACATCTGCATAGCGCTATTGTCAACCGCAGTTGAAAGTAAGCCCATGTAATCAACGTCAAATTTTTCAACACTTGGTCTCGTTCCATCAACACCATTTCCCTCGCGACTTCTTCTGTCCAAAAACTCAATTGCTTCATAGACACCGTTTGATGATTCAGGTTTTGCATTAGCACTAAATGCATCATTAATTTCAGGCACTCTAGAACGAACGCCAATTAGCGTTGGATTATCCAATCTGAACATTTCTGGAATATCACTCTGGTCCGAACCAGATGGCCGAACCAATCCAGCTAGACCTCGTGCTGGGTCTGGTAATCCAGCTGAATATGTTGTGTAATCCTCTGGTTGGTCTGGAATTTCTGCAAGCCTGTTAGCTCTTCTTCTGTAGCGCTTTGCAGCTCTTTCAATTCTTGTATCAGTTGGGCTTGGTTTTCTTCCCTTTGCTGTTCTCCGCTTCGCGACAGTCCTTCTTCTTAAGCGCTCGTTTTGATTCTCGCGGAACCTTTCAATTATTCCGCTGGTTTTTGGTGCCTTGCCACGAGTAGAGCGCCTTGGTGCTTTCGCTGTGGACGGAGCACTAGCCTGAGCTGTAGCCTGTGGAGTGGCTTGCTGGGCGCTTTGACGGCTACGACGAGCTTGTCTGCGGCTACCCGGGTCAATCACCCTGTCTGCAGCTTGTCTAAGAGTGCTTGCAAAACGAGAAAAACGACTTTCACGTTCATCTGCATTTGGGTTCTTGTATTCTTTAGGAAAAGTTTTACGGAATTCATCATCCGTCATTCGAACCAGTTTGAAATTAGCTGGCGCAATCAGTGGATTCATGACATTCACATAGTCATCAACCATTTGGTTGAGATTTTTGCCATCCGAATTTGTTTCGTGAAGAGCTAAAAGTTCATGCGGAGCAAGGAGGGTATCTGGGTTTTTTGAAAGATATGTTTTTAGCGATGGGTGTAGTGGCTTAAGTTTTCTCCCATTTGAAGCAAGCAAGTCAGAGAGTGGGTGTTGTGTAAAGCTGCTTCCGTCTTCGCCCTTGTCAAAAGCAGACATTGGCATCATCTCTTGAAGATTAAACCATTGCTTTAGTCCACCATTTTCATCAACAATAACCACGTGGCCAAGATTTGATATTGATTCTGGTATTGGTCTTCTTCCATTTTTTCCTGGTTTGCGCAGGGATGTCGGTATATCAACATCAATGAATGAGTTGAAGTTTACATACGCGCCTTTATCTGCTCTCAATGCATCAACTTCTGCGCGCGTTAAGTCAACAATATCGGCCGCTGTTCTGCCATCAGAAAGCGCATTGCTTGCCATTACAGATTTATTCCAGCTCATTATGGTTGGCACATCAGCGCTATAAAGTTGTGCAAACTCTGAAGGTGTTATGAATAGTGGTATATCTTCGCCGTTTGCTAATGCTTCATCAACAACAGCGTCTCCATATGCAGCACGAAGTGTTGGTTCGCCAATCATCATTGAGTCAAAATCCATTGTCGCAAGACTCTTTGTATCTTTGATGCCACCATAATTAGTGTCTAGACGACCACCAAATGTTCTTTGCTCTGGAGTGATTGACGTATCAAGAATCTTTGTCCATGGGCGTTCTTGTGGTGTTTTTGCTTTTCTTGCAAGACGTCTGGATTGCGCACGAACATGGCCAGCATTTGACATATCCTGCCCAACACGGGATAGGACGTTTCCTACAGCTATTCGAGCACGGTCTCTTCTGGCCATTTCTGGATTAAGTGCTTGGTAAATCTGTGAGAAGCTTGGTGCGCCATTGCGCTTCTTATCCTTGGCCGACATTTTTCGGACTCTACGCTCAGTGCGTCTCTTGAATTTGCTTTGGAGGTCTTCTTGTCTTTTTGCCCCACGTTGTTCAAGTGCTCGTCCAAGATTGTAAATAGCTCTTTGCTGAGCTTCATTATCAACACCTTGAACACCTTGTGTTATGTCCCTGAGGCTTGCAGCTTGAAGTCCGCGACCAATTCTTCGCATAACACCAAACGAGCAACCAGTTCCAAGTCGGTTTGTAAACTGTCCACCATTAGGTGTGTCATCTGGGCATCTGTAACCGCCACCGCCCGGCATATCTGGGTCCCATATCGCCCGAGCGCCTTTAATCTGAATAAGCATTGATGATGCTCGTCTATCAAGATTGAATGCTTTTGCCTTATATTGAACCGCATGCATCTTGTACGCAACATCAATACTTGCTAGTGAAACATCAGTAATCGGCCAATTTGATATGTTCTCTTCTTCTGCAAACATGTGTTCCATTTCAAACGCAAAATCTTCGTTTCGCGATTCATATGGTTCAGATTTTGTTTCAACGAATTGAATCAACTGTTTTGTACTGATGTCTGATTTAAAAAGACTTAGTGTTTCCGCATCAAACACGCCAGCAAAATCATCGGTATCAATGTTCTTCCCAAGTTTTGGTTTTTTGACAATAAGTGTTGTATCAAGTGCTGATTCAATTTCCTGCATTGAAAGCTTTTCAGAATTCACCCACGCTGCCCATGTGGCACCCTGACCGGTTGCACCGTAGGCCTTAACCCCATTTGGGCCAACGACGACGGCTGCAAATACTCCGCCGTTTTTTCTGTCTTCGATGAGTGAAACGTTTTTCATTTAGTCAAACCAAGGATTTTCTTTAAAACACCAGAAGATGACTTCAGTGTGTTTAGTCTTTGTTTAAATATTGTTCCCATTATTTCAAGGTGAATTTTTTCTGCTTCATTTAAAGCACCATCAACTGCCAGTGTTTGCCTGAATCTGGCAAAGTCAAAATCCTGAGCTCTGTCAAGAAGTTGTTGATATAAAGCAAGAGCTTTTTTGCGTTGTGCAGTCTTTAGGTTAGCAAAGTATTGTTCATATGCGGCTCGTTGTCTTCTATTGAAGAAATCATTTAACGACATTTGTCGTCTGTTGCGGATTTCTGATTGGCTCATTCCAGCAAGACCAGAGCCCGGGTTAATAGAAGATACAGCTCGCATCTTCCCAGAAACCGAAACTGGTGAAATATTCGATGGGTTCCTACCAGTCGTATCGGTTAGATAATCAGCGATTACTATTCCAAGAATATCTTCTGCTGGCAATTCGGCAATTGAAGTGCCACGCTGTTGAACTGATTCCGATTCAATATCTTGTGTTTCGCCAAGCATGTACGGTCGTCTTCTCCCAGTGCCAGCAATTCTCACCTTTGGAGCAATAAGCCCCATTGAGCGTTGTAGCTCAGATGCAAACGCTGCACCAAGTTGTTCAAAGTCTTTTTGAGATTCTATTTCAAATACTGTTTGACCATCTGCACGTTCGTGCAAGATGACTCCGTTTTTAATCTTTCCAGTCTTATAAAGAGTGCTTCTTTTAACTGCTTCAGAGCGGATAACTGCATCAACATTCTCAATTGAACCACCAGCGTTTAAATGTCTTACAGCTGCTGCGAGATTTTTAATTCTCTCAGTTGGTTCAATCTGTTCATCTGTCTGTTTTCCAGCTTTCGGCTTTTTTCTTTTTGCATAGAAAGACTCAAGCATCCAGCGACGTATATTCTTTTTACGCTCTCCGCCTGGAATCTTCGCACTAACAATCTCGTTTGGATTTGATATTCCTGAAAACTTTTCGCTATAAAGAAGGCCATCGCCCATCTCATCAGCTATGAAACGCAATCTTTCGGTTGGGTCATCTGTTTTCTGCATCTTCTCAGCGGCGCTAATTGTTTTTCCGAGCTTTCTTCGCTCTCCAACAGTAAGAGGTCTGGCTTTGCTGAGAGATATTGAAGAACCACCATTAAGAGCGTAAACAATTGAGTCAACACCAGTATTTGACAGTAGGCCCATTTCGTCATTTCCAATAGAGTCAGGACTCAGTGCGCTTAGAATATATGTTGCACCTTCCATGTCTCTGTTATCTGGAACTGTCCTAAGTACGGCGGCACTTACAACTGGCTCTAGAATAAAACCGTCTCTACGCACCAGTCTTGTATATGGGTCAACTGCAGAGCCAAGCTGGGAAACGAGCTCGTTAACAGCCGACACCCTTCTACCACGGTTAGCTGCTGTGACTTTAGGTATTTGCGGTGCTCTGCTTTGGATTATGTCGCCACTTACAGCTAATGCTCCCACCTCACGGCCAGATGTGCTCTGTCGAATGTTTCTTCCATTTGCAGCTTGAAGCGCTCGTCCAATCGCTCTCCCGATTGCTCCAGGAAGGTCAAACAACTGTTTTCCGCAAGTTGAGAATCTTGAGTCGGTGAAGCGACCGCCGTACTGATACCCCTCAGGGCACCTGTACCCACGCTCTGGTTTCAATGCACCAAATCCTGGTGCACCTGGAAGGTTTCCACCTCCAGGTGTTATTGCAGAAAATACAGTAGAACGACCGGGACTTCTCACACCGGAAATATTTCCTGGAGCGATGCTCGTACCAACTGCCTGTATGCCCTGAAGAAAACGGCTTGATGAACCAGTTAGCCCAACTTTGAATTCGTAATCTTTTTTTCCACCGCTTCTTTGCATTGAGCATTTGAAAGCAATAGCCTTTTCGCGATTTTCGCTTAAAGGAAGGCGCTCAAGGAATACGTTTGGGCGCGAAATAACAATAGATGGCGATATGTGCCGTACTCTTGTTACTGGCTTTAGACCTGTTTCTGGGCAGCAATTAGATAGAGATGTCGTCTTCACCCATTGGTCCTAACTTGCCGTACTCAACTTTGAAACCGTGTTCATGCTCCCAGTTGTTATCGTCTTCAAGCATTTTTACAAAATCTGGCTCCATGTCAACAAAGTCTTGCATTACCTTGAATGCATGGTCCCAATCTTCTTCTGTGATAACTGGAGAGAAAGGTTCATCAATTGCTCTTGCACCAACATACTGCATTGATTTTCCACCTTGGCGAGATGTTATTTTACGAAGACGGTCATCAAATTCTTGGTCAGACCACAATGAACCTCGTGTAACGCCTCTCATTTTCTTTCTGCAGTTTTTCATGTTTGGATGGTGGCAACCTTCATTTGGCCAAAGACCAGTTGTCTCATGGTGCAACCAAGCGCAAATATTGTTCAATGGGTATAGCTCTGGGTGGTCTGCAAGAATCACTCTGCATCGACGGAATCCACCAGGCTTGCGCATGATTGGGCGCCAGTATCGTAGAAGGCGCTCAAGATTGCCTCTTCTTGGACCGCGACCTTTAAGGACATCACCAGTGAATCTTTCTTGCGGAATAGCATCAACTGGTGTTGCTTTTTCATCAATTACATCTTCTTGGGCGATGACTATTTTGCCCTCAAGTATTTGCTTTATCAGGTCCATTTCAGCTCCTAGCTGTGTCTAATGGCAACATCCCTTTGAATCAATTGTACGCATAAATTATGCGTTTTAATAAATGTCAACGGTTGTTGTGTTGCCTTTAATTATCTTTTTCGCTTCCATCGTCTCGCTTAGTAGCAAGTCGCTCAACTTCTGCCAAAAATGCATCTCGAGCTTTCTTGAATTCTTCAATTTCTTGGAGATGCTTTTGGTTGACTTTGTCAATATGTGCCTGGCGTGTTGATTTACTAAAGATTCTGTCGCTCCAACCATTCTCTATGGCTTTATCAATGATTTTCTGCATCACTTCAGCGGTGGCTTCGGCGTCAGCATCAGCTGTGTGGTGCTTGGTTCCAAGCTCAACACCTAGATACTCGGTGATTTCCTTCAATCCATTTGACGGACGCTTCACACCATCTGAACCCATTTTTGCAGGGCCGTCTGGGTTTTCTGGCGTCCATCTTGGGAGGACCATGCTTGAAATTTCTTTAGTGTCGATGTAGCCACTTGGAGTCCATTCAATACCTGAACTCTTCAGTGCATCTTCAAGGACGTTCTTGTCAAACGACGCGTTCTGTACACCCATGATTGCGTCTGGGCCAGCGAATTCTGCAAGTTGGCGATGAGCGTCAGCAATTGATGGCTGCCCAGACAACCAATCATCGGTGAGTGGATTTCCGTCTCTATCCTTTAGGTTTTCCCTAGACCATTCACCAAGTTTTTCATTTGGATTAATGAACACATTGAATCTGGCTACGACTTTGCCGTTCTTTACTTTCACAGCACCAATTTGAACAGGAGCGCCATTTGAGGTCGATTTTCCGAACTCGTCAAAAACTAGACCTGTGGTCTCATAATCAAGGAAAACAATTTCGCGGTCTTCGTAGATTTCTTTAAACTCACGCCATGAGGCAGCTTTATCAAACAGGCCATCGCCAGCTCCGATACCAACGCCATATGTTGGAGTCCGCGGATATTTTGGTCTCACTGGTTTTGCCCCTGTACTCATTTTCCCTGAAAGCGTTCTCTGAAGACTAGTTGAAAGAACTGTTTCCGGTGTTACTTCTTTTCCTTCTTTTTGAAGCTGCATGGCTCGTGCCATTACCGCAAATCCAATATCATCAAGAGTGTTGGCATCATTTTTTCTTGCAGACAAACCAAATACTGGTTTCGTTGTACCAACAATCTGGCGCTCTACATTTGGCCCAAGAACGTCTGTAACAACAGCATTTTTTGAACCGTCCACCAACCATGCTGTTCCTCGAAGATTGTTTCTCCAGCGTGTTTCCATGAATTGGTCTATTGTTTTCCCACTTGGTTCTTGGCCATCAAAAGGCTTGTCTGTTGGTATTTCAGCGACGTCTTTGGGTATATCTTTAAATGCCCATCTACCGAAGTATCCACGTGTTACAAAACTGCCCCTACTTGCTGGATATGCAGAAAGAAATCCACCACGTGGATTATCTTTGAGTGCTTTTGCTACTTTTTCTCCAGCTTTTATTTTGTTTCTATACGAATTCTGAGCTTTTTGAAGTCTATCAATATAACCAGGCATGGTTTCGGTTGCATTCTGTCCAAACATGCTTTGTGCATCAAAAATTGAACCAACCTGCATTTCTTTTTCCGAGAATCCGATATCGATAAGCAATGCGCGTTCTTCCCTTGAGTCAATTGTGAAAGGTTGCATCGATTCAAGTTTTTTCATCAATCCAGAAGAAGCTGCCTCTCGTGCAATATTTTCTTCTCTCTCCGAGGTGAATATTTGAATGTTTGTGTTGTTTAGAGCTTGTGTATTGTTTGCTAAACCGCCAAACTCATCACCCTCTGTTTTTGCTGCGTTTAGCTGACCTCCATCAAGTTCTGCTGAACCAGCATGGATGGCAAACTCTTCACTGGGCTTATTTGTGCCAACCAAAGACAAGAAAGCATCTTTATCGGTTGTTTCCATTTGCTTTATAATTCGTGCTTCTTCTCGGAGGATTTCAACATCTTCTGGAGATATGTCTTCAATATCTAGAACATTTTGCGAAACTCTAATTTTCTTTTTATCTGCCAAATATTGTTGTAGAGCTTCTTCCTTTTTAGCGCGGTCAATTTTGCTTAAAAGCTTTTCGCGTACTGCCGGAATACCGCCAGGAGATGCTTCAAGCTCAGCTCTAGTTTTACTATTTGGGACAAGGTTGGGGTTATCGATTGTTTCAAGTGTTGGGTCAGTGACCATTGCTACCGATACGCCAAGTTCTGCGCCTTTCCATTCTCCTGTTTCGTCAAGAATTCTAAGCGCCTCTTCAAGATTGGCAACTCTTGTTTTTGCGGCGTCTGCTTTTTGCTTACGCTCGGCAACACCTCGTTTAGATATCTCTGCAACTTCAACCATCTCGTCTGGCGTGACACGCTGGGTTGACATCTTTCCACTTACTGAACGGCGCGCAACAGATGGCAGTAATTCCATTCCGCGTGAGTCAATTTGGTCTGCTAAAGAGCCTCTACCAAGCTCGGCCTCTCCGTATGTACGTAGTTTTTGTTCTTCAAGTCTTTCTATTTCAGAAGCGAGAATACGACCAGATGCGGATTCTGGGTCAACCCCTTTGGATATGTGCTTTATAAATGCTTCGTACGGAGTTGTCTTTTCGTCTGTAATGACTTCATCTAGGTTTGCCTGTGGAAAATTCTTCCCCATCCACTGTCTTGTCATTTGTGGATTAAACAACTCAACTTCATCAAGTCCAAATTCTTTTCCATACGGATTAACTGGGTCGTACGGAGTTGCAACAACGACGTCAATTCCGTTCTCTTTCAGCATTCTATCTCGGAATCTTGCAGCTTTAACCAGTTTTGTTGGCATGTTTAGTGGGTTTGCCGATTTTGGATTAATGCCCTGTGGAAGTTCTGCTAGTTCATCTTCATCAAGGTCAAAATTTTGTGGCGAAACAACCATTGCTTCAACATCATCTTTAAGGTTAAAAGCACCAAGAACAACTGCTTCGTTATAGCTTTGACGACTATTTGAAGAATTCAAACCACCTCTGCCAACGATTTCATCCCATAACAGAGATGCCCCAGTATCTTGGTGTAAAACAACGCTATTTTCTGGTTTAAGCATTTCACTTACTGGAAGTATCACATTTCCATTATTTGCTCTATCTGCAGCCGAGTCTCCCCTAAGCGTCTTTGTGCGCTCGGAAACCTCGCTTCTCAGAACAACCATGTTGGTGCCATATTTTCTAACACCGTTACTTTCTGATGAGTCGTAACCCATTGCATACGGATGCATTATCTGAACATCAGGACCATACTCTGAACGAAGTTTGCCCATTCTTCCTTGTCCAGAATCAGCATGAGGCAAGAAGCCAGAAGCTGGCCGAAGTCTTCGAACTTCTTCGTCGTCGGTTGACGGTATTCCAAACCAAGTTTCTACGCCTTTTCTTACATCAGCAGTAAATCCTTCTTGTGCAAAACCTGTATACCCAATTCCGAGAGCATCCCTCTCTGCTTTGTCGTGGATTGTTAAATACTCCCCGGCAGTCTCCAGCAATGTTGGATTATTCATCATCACGTGGACGCGCTTATCGGCTCTTGATGTGTTAGAAGACAAAAGTGATGGAAGCATTTCTTCAAAATCATTTTTTGACATGCTTTGCATTGTTCCTACGAACGCATCAATTCGCTGTACTCTGGCATCATCACTACTAAGCCTTGCGTGTTCACGTAGCAAAGAAGTCATTGAGGCGTAATCATTTACACTGTCTCCAAGTATTGTTCTCGCATCTTCGTATGAGAGTTCCTTCTTTGCGTCAACAATTACTTTTTGTAGCCAATCTTTTTGATATTCGCTTAGCTCTGGCAAACCATTTTCTAGAGACTTTTTATGGAATTCAAACTTTGACACCAACGTTGAATTCGCCCAGTCCTTAGCCTTCTCTACCTCTTCAACTGGAACCGGGTTTGACCAAGTGACACCATTTACTTTTGATGCATCTTGAAGGATTTTTGCCGAACGACTAGCTTCTTTTGGCTCTGGATTAATTATTCCTAGTGGTTCTGCCAACGATGGGTAGGTTGGCATGAGCGTATTTTGTGACTTGACAGAGCCGGAAGTTGCCATTCTTCCAGAAATAGACCTACGTCTGTACTGTGCGCTATTCGGGTCGCTGAGTCTCTCTGTTGAACGAACTGCTCTAGCAACATTTTGTGCATGTGCAGATTTTCTCGGCCTTGTAGAAGTTGACATTCTTCCACTGATATTCCATCGATTCGGCTTTACGCCAGAAATATTTTCACCGATTCTGTCCATGTCGTCATAAATCTGTCTTGGCGTAAGAACTGTTCCCCCAGCTCCTGGCTGGTTCCATGGACCAGTGGACCATGCTTTGGCAAAATCTTCTACATAGTTTGCTTGATATCCCTGATTTCGCGCCCTATAAAGCGACCCTCTTCGACGGGCTTTCAATCTGTTGTCTGCAGTTTCACCAAACATTCTTCTTGCAGCAAAATATTCTGCTCGTGCTTCAATGCTATTCAGTGCGGCATATTCACCACCAGCAAAGGCGCGCATAATTGCAACATCGTCTGGAGTATCTGTAATGTTGTTGTGAACAGCTTCTATTAAACCGTCATAAAAATCACTTAAATCTTTTTCAAGGTCTTTACGAGTGAAACCATATATTCCGCGTCCGTAGTTTCCACCTTTATAGTTTCTTGTTTGCAAGTTTTGAGCACCCTGAATTAGTGCAGCTATTGAAGGACTGTTCATCGGATTTTGTGCTTGCGTCCAGTCAATAATCCATCCACCAACTTCTTGGTTTGGATTCCATGAAGGTGGTCCACCACCGCCACGAGTGAGCGTTCTGGTCATTTGATAGCGGTTTAATGTTGAGTTATCAAAACCCAATCTTTCCATTACAGAACCAAAATGTGAAATATGCCCAAATTCGTGAACAGCTATGTAATGCATGTCGCCACGTTGTGAATCCGATATTCCGTTTGCACGACCATTTCTCGTGTGCCCTACACCGCGTGAAGCAAGAAACATCTGCATTGGATTGAATGCCATGGTGAAATGAACTCCACCATTTGCAAGGTTTCCTGCTTTTTGTGCAGCTGTTTGCGATGCTATTGAAGCTACGCGGTTGCCGCTGGTAATTGAAGGAGCAAATGGTTCTAGTTTTATTTCAATGGCCGCATCAAGGCTTGGGTCCATTACTATTCTCGTCATCCATTTTGCTTTTTCTGGAGCGTTTATTGCTTCAAAAATGAATGCTTCATGAAATGCAACTAAAGATTTGCGGAACTTGATTTTATCTATATACGTCAAATTGTCTGGCATAGCATTGTCAAACATCGACTCAATTTCATCTGGGTTCACATTTGGAAACAACTCTGTCATTGCTCGCATGAAGTTCGCTTTATTGCGAATGTCGCCAACAGCAGCACCACTTGGTAGGCGTATCCCACCAGGGGCTGAAGGATTAATCATTCTTTTGTGCAGTTCATCTGAAAGGTAGGTTGCTCGTCTGCCTCGCTCAAGCTGTTCTTTAACACCTAGTTGCCAAGCTTTTGATGCTGAACGTTTCTTGGGGTCTGCACGGAAACCAAATCCTCCACCCATTTGCCCAGCTATTCCAAGCTCGACGCCAACTCGACCACCAGAAGACATGAGTGCTTGAGCGCCACTTGGCCCAAGCTTGCGTATTCCCTCTTCATTACTTACATCAATATCTCCAGGAACTGTACTAACGCCAACACGTTGTCCTGGTTTAGTAGAAAGAATGTCCGCAGCTGCGCCAGCACGCCTGATGGCTCTTCTGCCGGCACCAGCAACCGTTCCTGGGGACACGATGAAACAGTTGCTCATCATTTCATCGGTGAATTGGTTTGCCGCTGGCGTCCCAGATGGGCAACGAAGTTTGTTGTTATCGTCAACCCATGGCACGAGTCCACCGCGCCTACTTAGTGCTCTCTGTCTGACAGTTTCAACAGAGTTGCGAAGTTTTGGACCAAGATTTTTAATGTCAATATCAGACATGGAAGACTTTTTCTTAATCTTCGCATCTGGTTTTTTTCTGTATTTGCTATCAAGGCCAAGGTATTCTGCATCTGTATCAAGATTATTCAGCTTGTACTTGCAAAGGTGAAAAGTCATTCCAGGTGGAATAAAAGGAAGAATGTCTCCTTGTTGCCAAGTTTTTACAAACTCGTCAAATGGATTTTCAAATTCTGGTTCTTCTTGTTCTGTTTCAGGTTTGACAGACGGTTTTGATTTTGGTTTATCTGCTTTGAAATTAGATGGCGCGGTCGCTAAAGAGATGTCCTTATTGAACGCAGCTTTACTTATTGCAGATTTAGCAAAATCGTGTTTTTTATCTGTCACTGGAGGCCCCCAGCGCGCATGAAATTATCCACTACGCCCTAGAAAAAATTAGTTGGATATCTCCAACTATGTTACATCACTCCGATTCGGACTGATTCAGACCCTCTTCAACAGCCATCATCTCAAATTCCATGAGGCTGGTAAGGAACTCTGTTTCTTCTGACTTGACAGCGCCTTCAAGGCTCTTTTCTGAGCTTTCGTTCTTTGCTTTGTCCATGTCTTCTTTTGAAACCCAGTTCATTGGGATGAGGTCTTCAAGACCAAGTGCAAGTGCGCGCTTCATGATATGAGCTTTTGCTGCTGTCTTGTCTTTTGCTCTGCCGTATGCCTGGATTGCATTGCGAAGGTCTGCTTCATCCTTGATTGGGTATGAACCATCAGGCAATGCTTGTCCAGCCTTTGCCATGGCGTTACGTGACTCTTCCGTGTATGCACGCTTAAGAGCAATTTCTGCTGCCTCTGCTTCAATCTCTGAAGCTTCCTCTTGGGTGTACTCGTCGTAGCCGAGGACCTCTCCATCAAGCGAAACAAAAACGTCATAAGACTTACCGTTTATGCCATCAATCTCTACAGCATAAACATCAAATCCTTCAAAAACGTCTGGCTCAACTGCAATGATGTCACCTTCAACCGACTTGACAGCAATATCTGCTGCCTCGCCAAAGCTAATCATTGTCTTGTTTTCTAGCGCAGACTTCACTTGAAGAACATCATTTGTTAGTTGATGCCAACCCATTACTTCGCCTGTTGAACCATCAAAGAATATTTCAACTGGTTTTCCATCTTTGCGTTCAACATCAACAACGAATAGGTCTGCTTCGTCAGAGTAGCCAGAGTCAAGAACTTTTCCTCTGAACATGTCTTCAGCGATGCCTTCAATCTCAATCAGGGCAGGCATTCCCTTTTCGGAAACGCATCCACCTGGGCAACTATCGCAAACTGTTGCACCACCTGGGTAAACCTTGCGGTCAAATGAGCAAACAAATGCTTCGTCGTCAAAGTCAGCTGACTTGTAACCCATTGTTGAAAGTCGACGCATACGCATCTTCTTTCTTTCTGCGGCCTGATTTGCATACATTTCGCTGTCGTCTTCTTCTTCGTCTTCTGGCATGTCTGCTTCGGTTTCATCCTCGGCATCTTCCTCCATGTCCATGTCCTCTTCTTCCATGTCCATGTCTTCTTCTTCCATGTCCATATCCTCTTCGTCCATCATGTCCTCGTCTTCTTTCATCTCTGAGTCCATGGCAACCATTCCTGCAATTTTTTTCTTTTTCTTAACAGGCTTTGGTGCAGAAACTGAAGCGTCAGGCATCATTCCCATTCCGTTCATTTTCATTTGCGTAGCCATTGCTCCACATTTGCCACAAACTTTTGCGCCAGCTACATAGCCGCACTCCGAGGAGTCAAGACCCTTTGCGCAGGAAACTACTTCTCCATCCGCGTTCAACTTGACAACTGCTGCTTTTTCGGTCATTGGTCCTGCTCCTTGTACTGCATTGAATTTGACAAGCAACCTTTTGGATTGCTGCAACCACCACATGGGTTCATGCGTTTTTCGCCTGACACCATGCAGTGATATTTATGTGAAATCTTTCGTTGTTCTGTAGGTTTAGCATAACCCATAACAGGATTGTTTTGGCGAAAGTTACTTGCTTTAGGGCGAGTGAAGCGAGAAGACTTAACTTCTTCTGTCAACTGTTCTGACGTTTTGAGTTGAGCTTCTAGTGAATCAAGTTTTATGTTCAGAAGTTCAATTTTTTTGAAGTCACCAGATAAAGCAGCATCAGCAATTTTTCTATCAACTGCTTTTATCTTCAACTGCAAAGAGTTGTCAACAGATTGTTTGTAATCTCCTCGCATATTTATCTGGCAAGACGATTCAACTCAAAATCAACAAGGTCATACTCTCCAGACACGTTCATGTAAGCATTTGCAATGGCTTCAATTGCATCACCAGGGAGATACGAAGCATCTTTTATTTGAATTCCAGCATCAGTCGCATAAGACTCAAACCCGTAAAACTCACCAATAGAATCAACTGCAGACTTAACAGCAAACATCATTTCTGGTTCTGCGTCAATGAGGAGGGTGTCAATTTCTTTTGAGTCAACCTGCAGACCAGACTTAACCTCAAGGTCGCTCACCTCAGAGATTGAAACATAAATGTTCGGTGTCTCAGCTGATTTGAGTCTTCCTGCACGGCGAAGAACGGCATCTCTGCGTTCCTGCATAATTAATCTGCGGAGAATCTTGTCAAGTTGCTTCCTAGTCATTGCGTTTCTTTCGGCTATTTCATCAAGAGCCATCTCCATTGCTCGTTTTGGAGCTTTTGATGGTGCTGAAATATCAAACTCGTATTCACGCAATTGGCGCAAAATGTGCTGGCCAAGAGCTTCTCTATTCTTTCTGCTACCCATTTGACCACTTACTCCACGACCAGCTGGGACAAGCGGTCTTGTTGGAGCTGGGCGGGAAGGGGTTGAAGGAACTGGACGAGAAGGAGTGCTTGGTCGCGACGGAGTTCTAGTTGGAACAGTTTGAGGCTGTTTCTCTGGAACTTCCTTTGGAATCTCTCGAGGAGGCATCATTTTCGGCTTTGGCGGAATTGGCATGTCATCTCTTCCCGTGCGCGGGTTGGTGATTTTATTGTCGCCGTCACCATCTCTCAAAGAGCGGCCAGCGCGGCGTGCCGTACCTCTAAGACCGCGAGCAAGACCTCTAGCAAGACCTTTTTCGCTAACACCTTCAAGAACGCCTATTACTTCGTTCTGTGCGTCCGAGCCATGCCAGTCAATATTTGGGATAACAAAACCATCGTTAAGGAGCTCAACATCAAAACCGTAGTCGTCTGCAATGTCGTTAACCGCTGCAAACATTTCCATATCAACCGTTTTGACAAACATGTGTATGCCAGGTGTATCGTTCTTGTAGTCTGACCAAGATTTCATATCTGCTCCTATTTCGCATGAACCAGCTCCTTTGCAACCACATCCGCAGTCGCCAGCTGGCTTTTGTGACATTCCTGACCTTGGCACGTCGTAATGGCCGTGGCCACTTTCCATTCCAGGTCTCATCATCGTTCTTCCGGTTTGTGCTTCATTCATGGGCACATATACAACTTGTGCTCTAACTGGAGCTGACGCACCAAACATAAATGTTTCTGGTTCTGGGCTGTGATATGCAGCACGGAGTGTTTCTGGTTTTCCATCTCTATCAATGTCAAAAATAACCATATTTTCGTCAGCTTCACGTACTGTTACATTTCCACCAAAGTGACGACCAAGATGACGAGCAAGCATGCCCATCTTTCCTGTAATTGGATTTTCTTCATTTGTCATTGAAGAATAAATTGCATAATTTTTTTCTTCGACTTCTGACATATCATCGCTCTTCTTGGAGTTTTGATATCTCTCAAGCATGCGACGACCTTTGGCTGCAAGTTTTGCTGCATCTGCCGCGTTCTGTGGAACAGGTTCACCCCAGGCCGCTGCTGACAAAGCAAGACGTGTTGGACGCCCCTTTTCATCCTTCATCGGCCCACGTGGATTTGTGAAGAAGCGCGTCAGGAACGAGCCTTTGCGTCTCATTTTCGTTGGTGTATCGGCAGGCCCTTTTACGCCTGGCTTAAGGTTTGCTCCCTCAGTGCGCTTGAAATGCGCACGACCAGCTGCAGTAAGACCGCCCTTTGGGTCTCTAAGCTTTTCGCCTTTTTCATCAGCTTCCAAAGATGATTCTGGTGTTTCCATTTCTTGTGAATCTGATTTAATTGAAATCGTTGCAGTTAGCTGGTTTGCCCCATGAAGAACTGGGCTAACTTCATAAAGTTCAACTTCTTTCAGCAAGTTTGCTTGTCTGCTGTTGTCAAATACTGCATCAAGTGTTTTATAGCCGATTGACCACTCTTGTTCTTCACCAAAAAATGAAACGTTTGTGAAAGCTTCGCGCCCACGCTCTGACTTCAAATTAAATTGGACACGAGCAAATAATCCACCTACATTATTCGCTCTCATTTTCCCAGGAAGCCTTGGGTCTTTTGGACCCACTTCGTAAATATCAAGAACTTTTCCAATTGGTTCATTCCAGTTGTGGCCCCACACAACGCGCGGCTTACGTCTTTTTAGAGAAGCATCAAATGCACCCGGAAGACAAATGTCTCCTACGCTGTCCTTGTTCCCGATTGCGGCGACAAAACACTCAACAATGCCCTGAAGCTCATCTGTTGAAATTTGGCCAGGCATTGCTTTGTACTGAGTTTCAGTAAAGTTTTGGGCAATATTGCTCATGTTTAAAGACTTTCTCGAGAGAACGTTTCAATAATAAACTGTAAATAGCTATTTGTGGCGCAACAATGAGTTACGTTTGGTTTTGTTTTAGTAAAGTCTTAGTCAATATTGAAGCCGAGTCTGCATCGGCAATTTATTGTCATTTGTGGTGGAGAAAGTGGGTCTCCTGGAAATCTTATTTCCACTCCGTTTACGTCAAACACCGAACCAACAGCTACTGATTTGCCGTCAAGCAGGCGGTGCTCTGAACGAACTTTCGCATCTTTGGACGAAATCCAGGTCTTTGATGATGCGCCGATTTGTTTAGAACCGAAGTAGACGCCAGCATTGTATGCAGTTTGGGCTTCATGCTCAGCTATTGTGCGCTTTCTCTTGCTAAGCAAATTAATAAAAATCGCACTAATAGCAGCTTTAAGCATTCCAACCCTGTCTTCATCATTTGCTAGGGCAAGTGCTACCAATATTGCTGAAGCTAGTTCTTCTTTTGTGGTGTCATTCACTTTTTGCATACGCGAAACTTGAGCGTCAATATATTCTTTCACCTCATCTTCTTCCATATCAATTGGCATGGAGGTAGTTTCAGAAATGAGAGAACCAGCATCTGCCGTTATTCCAGACACAAGAGGTCTAAGGTCTTCCTCTACCTGCTTATTCCAGACATCAATATCAAAGATTGATTCAATTTCAAGACTTCCAGCATTAATTGCCCTCTTGGATTTTGCCCCAAGAGCTTTTTCAAGAACAACTCGCTGTTGTCTTTCAAAAAGTCTTTCAAGATTTCTATCCAAAATCTCAATCCATCGCTTGCTGTTTTGTTCTGCTTTTTCGTCCCATTCTTGAATCTGTTTGTTTTCAGATTTAAAACTCATTGATTCATCAAATGCAGATAGGGCACTTGGTGAGGACTGTGTTGCTGGACCAGTGGATTGAGATATCTGTTCAGCTACTAGCGCTTCAGACATAGTCTGTGGTTTTTCTGTAAAGTCAACCATTTGCGCTGGTATCTCTGGTAATTGTTGCTGACCAGCTTCTGGTACCTGTTGACCCTCAGGCATTGGAGCGCCAGCTGCTGGAGCCCCTGGAACACCTGGGGCTTGACCCTGAGCAGCCATGGCAGCGGCCTGTTGTTGCTGAGCCTGTTCCTGCGAGTCAAACTTTCTGTCGGTATAACCAATTGGCGTAAGGTTTGGATTAGCCAACATCGCTTGCATCAAGTCTGAGTCAACTTTTTTTCTGCCAGTTTGAGCTCTGTACTCATTGCCACTGATTAAACCGTTTTGGAATTCATCAAGCAAATAGCGCTCTCGTTCCTGTTTGTAAAGAATGAGAATTGGAACTTCTGAAGTATCAAAATCAACATAGTACTCGTCATCAAGCTCATCTAAGCCGCGACCGATAAGTTCCATGTGTGGGAGCATCGTTTCGTTCCAGAAAACACGATGTTCTTCAGCCGCATTGCTAAATGTTCTTCCAGCTGCATTTCCTATAACGGATTCTGGAACACCAAAAGAAGCAAGAATTTCTTCTTTTGTAATTTGTCGCATTTGAATGTAATTTGCATCTCGAGGATTTGAACCAGTGTCAACATAATCAACACCTTCGTCTGAAGAAACTACAGTTACAGCTCCAGCTCTGTTTATATTTCCTCTGAATCTACTTCTTAATTCATCTTTATCATCGTCATCTATTTCACCGCGGACAACAAGGAGTCCACCCGGACGACCGTCATTCAACAAGAAGTTGCGGTTGTAAATCTTAGAAAGATTCTCAATTTCTACAGCGATACCCGCAGACTCAAGTGGTGTTAATGACAGATATGGGTCAAGCGGATGCGGCTTGCGAATCCAGATAACATCTTCTGGTGGAACTACTATTTTTGTCCCATTTCGCATGTCAACTTCAAATCCAGAAACAAATTTACGAGGATGAGGTATTGGAGCTGTGTACTGAGGTGGAAGAAGTTGTAAAGCGATGATGCTTCCATCTTTTCCTCTTACCTTCTCAATGAAGGCACCACGAGTTGACATCAATAATTGCGAAGAGAGACGGTATCTAAAAACAAATGAGTTCTCACCCATGTTTGATTTGGTATTAAGTAAATCAAGAATCTTGTTGTCTTTATTATCGGTAATAATCTTGCCATCTGGAGAATTATCTTTTCTCAACATTGCAGGCAGACGTGCTTGGTTTCCAGCAATTGCATCAATGCATCTGTTTACCCAAGTTACCTTGGCCATTCCTTCTCTGTATGCGCGCTCAATATCCCATGAGTCACGATATGGTTTGCCAGCATTGCTGACATTAAAAGCAACTGGTGCCCCAGGTGTCAGTATTGACTTACCTTGAGTTCCAGAGAGAGACTTATTCGTTGGGGAGTTCCACGCCATGTTTCGCTATCAATCCATTCCTAGTAATAGCCCAAGAGCACCACATGTCAGCCCTGCAACGACAAATCCGAGTGCGGGGTTAAATAAAAATGCGCCAGTAGTAGTCATAATTATAAATGACGTCATAAGGAGATTGGCAGTTCTGGGTCTTGTAAACCATTGTTTTACTTTTTTCATACTGCCGCCATTGTTGTGGATTGCATGTGATTAAATACTAGTACGAAATTTATTAAGCCAGGATGACGATGACCGATTGGAATAAAGTACTCGCCTATCTTGAGCCAAAGACTCCACTCTTCTGCCCTGAAGAGCCCTCTTTGACTCAGAAGGTATTTTTACGAAGCTACGCACTTGAGGGGTTGTTCGGTGGCGCTGCTGGTGGTGGGAAGTCATCAGCGTTACTCATGTCTGCATTGCAGTACGTTGATGTGCCTGGTTATTCGGCAATTCTTTTCCGCCGCACATACGCCGACCTCGCTCTGCCTGGTGCTTTGATGGACCGATTTCGTTCTTGGATAACTCTTTACGATGATGTCCATTGGAACGCAAATAGTTTTATCGCTACATTCCCTTCTGGCGCCAGAATTTCATTTGGATACCTAAATAACACAAACGACTATCTTCGTTACAAGGGTTCTGAATTCCAGTTCATCGGCATGGACGAGGTTACGGAAATACGCGAAAGCGACTATAGGTACCTCTTCTCCCGTTTGCGTCGGCCATCAACGGGTGAGCTTTCAAAGGTTCCACTAAGAATGCGCTCTGCATCAAACCCGGCCCCCAACTGGGTGAGGCAGCGGTTTATTGTTGAAGGCCCTGAGACGGACAGGATTTTTGTTCCATCCATGCTTACTGACAACCCTGGTATTGATGCTGAATCATACCGCCAAGCTCTTTCCGCGCTTGACCCAATTGAGCGTCGACGTCTTGAAATGGGTGACTGGTGGGCCACTTCTCTTGGGACAATTTTTGATAGAACCAGTTTTGTGATTATTGACCAATCAGAAGTTCCGCAGGTCAGTTCATCTGCTCGGGCCGTGAGATTCTGGGACCTGGCGGCAACGGAGCCAAGTTATTCAAACCCAAATCCCGACTATACAGTTGGGACCCTAATGCTTTTTGACCAAGGAATAGCTTATGTGCTTGATGTCAAGAGAGCCCGTGTGAAGAATGAGAAGGTTGAACAGCTAATTGCTCAAACAGCCTACGAAGATGGCCATACTGTTTCAATTCGAATGGAGCAAGAACCTGGTTCTTCGGGTAAAGCGCTTGTTGACCAGTACGCAAGATATGTTGTTCCTGGTTATGACTTTGTGGGAATTCGTTCAACTGGAGATAAATTGACCCGTGCGAGACCATTTTCAGCCGCAGTAGCTAATGGGAATGTGCGTGTTGTTAGAAATGCTTGGCTTACAGATTGGCTTGATGAATTCTCATCATTCCCTGAAGCTGGTGACCATGACGACCAAGTTGACTCTGCTGTAGGGGCTTTTACATATTTGGCTGGTTTGGGGTTGCCTCAAAGAAAACCAATGGCTATAATCATTTAAAACTAAGCATTACTAACTAATTGGAGGGATATGAGTACTGGTAATCAGGCATGGGACGATTCAGTTCTGGCAATGCGCAAGTCAATCATGGAGCTTGAGCAAGCTTTCAGAGATAACTTTTCTGGCGCTGACGCACAAACAGTGTGTGAGGCAATTTCAGACTTTCACTTAATTAAAGGTGATATTTCTGCTGCCTATGAATATATTTCAAAGATGGCAGTTGACTCTCTTGGTCAGATTCCAGAAGTAACTCTTTCCGATGGGACGAAAGTTGAAAAGCGTGCTGGGTCAGACCGCAAGAAATGGGACCATGATGGTCTTGCAAAAAATGTCGCATCACGTCTGAACGACATGGCAATTGACATGGAAACTGGAGAGGTGGTCATGACCACACAGGACATGGTCACGAAGCTTCTTGATTATGCAGCTGTTTCCTACTGGAGAGTTAAAGAACTTTCAAAAATCGGCATTTCTGCAGATAACTTTTGTGAAGTAACAGAATCAGAACCAAGTATCATCGTTAGGAGAGCAAAATGAGCGCTATTTACCAAAATCTTTCAGAACCATTTCCAAATGAAATGCAGCGGACCCTCAATAAGGGTGGGGCAAGTCTTGTCTATATCCCAGTCAGCGAAGTAATCAATCGACTCAACAGGGTTCTCGGTGTTGACAAGTGGTCATTCACTATTGTTCGTTGCGAGCGTGATGCGATTGACCCAGACTTTGTTGTCGCTCATGTGCGTATTGATTGGTACGGAGACGATGCTTCACAGTTCGTGTCGCGTGATGGTTTTGGTGGCCAGAAGATTAAGCGTACCAAGCAGGGACAGATTGTTGACCTTGGGGACGAGTTCAAAGGCGCGATTTCTGATGCACTCAAGAAAGCTGCACAAACGCTTGGTGTTGGCTTGTATCTTGCTCGAAGCGAAGATGCAATCGAGATTGAGCAAGTAATGGAATTAGAGGAATTGGCAGACGCGGTAAATGACGTGGTCGCACAGGCTTGGGATAACTTTATTGGGATTAGCAAGTCTTTCACTAAAGAACAGAAAGCAAAGCTGCGTGATGCTTGGAATGAGTTTTCTAATTCATCACCAGTTCCAACACGTGAAACCGTTTCACTTCCTGAAGCCACATTCCTTCATGAATCAGCAGTTGCAATTGCATTCAGTGCAGAATCGGTGAAGTAGGTGTCAGAAGACAATATTGGGAAGTTGCCAGAATATTTATCCCCATCATCAATCGGCACGTATCGCCAGTGTCCGCTCAAGTTCAAGCTTTCAAGAATTGACAGGATTGCTGAACCACCAACACAGGAAACCCTTATGGGGAATTTTGTTCATGAGGTTCTTGAGAATCTGTATGCATTGCCATTAGAGGAAAGAACACAGGACACTGCTGGGTGTTCCAAGGAAGCCCTCATGTCTCGCACGGGTTTGATTTCTCAAATTTGGTACTCAGATGGCTGGGGCGAAAAAGTCATTCCATATCTCCGAAACCAGACCATCAGTGATTTTAAGTGGAGCTGTGTTTGGT